AGGGGCCGAAAAGGGCATTGTTTTGGAGGCTCTTAATCAGTGAACGATTTATTTATTCAGGACCACGAACAACTGGAACGCGAGCAAGAGGCGGCGGCGGAGAACACGGCAAAGCAACTCCGAATCAATTTCGGTGTGACGTTCTCCACGCCGGAAGGGTTTGAAGTGTTGAAGGCGCTGCAATCGTTTTGCCATGACAACGAGGTTACATATTGGAAGGGCGACACGCACGAAACGGCATTTCGGGAAGGCGAGCGAAACGTCTTTTTATTCATCAAGTCGCAACTATCAACCGAATTGCGGCAAAAACTTTAAGGAGGTCATGACGGTATGGCGGATGATCAGAATATGGATTCTGGCAATGACCAGGGAAATCAAGACGGAAATTCTGACAATCAGAACGCACAGTCGTTAACCATCAACGCGGAACTGTTGGGAGAGTTCAGAGACGATCCTGTTTTTAAACCGTTTGAGGGCAAGGGGCTGGGCGACGTATTTAAGAGCTACAAGCACGCTCAAACCCTTGTTGGCGCGGAAAAGATACCGATTCCCGCGGGAAAATTGAACACGCCGGAGAACTGGAATTACGTCATGGATAAGTTGGGGCGTCCGAAGTCTGCCGACGGCTACAAGTTGGAGGCGAATCTGCCTGAGGGGTTCCCGAAAGACGAGAAGTTGACGGCAGGATTTAAGCAGGTGGCTCATTATCTGGGGTTGTTACCGTGGCAGGCGGAAGGGCTTTACAAGTTTTACAACGATGCCCAGGTGGAGGCGTTCAAGGAAATCGAGGCACAGATGTCCTCGCAGGCCGAAAAGACCGAAGCGGCACTGATGGCCGAACTGGGGACAAAACAGAAATACGATGAGTTTGTTCGGGGTGCTGACGCTGCGTTACAGCGTTTCGGTGGCTCGCCTGAGGACATTGCCGCTTTTTCGGAGAAGTTCGGAAATGATCCTATTGCCGTAAAAATCCTGGGCAACGTCGCAAAGGCTATGATGGAAGACGCGGCTATTCGAGGCGACAAAAACTTTGATCTCTTTGGTGAAGACGCAGCGGCGAAGGTTAAAAACATCATGGAAGACAAGGCAAACCCGCTTTATGAAGCATATTGGAGCGCGAGCCATCCGCAACACCAACACGCAGTTGACGAGGTGGCGCGTCTGATGGCCGCGATCCACGGCGACAAGAAAGTGCAGGTGTGATCATGACCGATACTTTTGACCCGACAAAAGAAGGTAGAAGGGTTGTTAGTAAATTCGGACAGCCAAACGAAAGACAGGTCACAGAGGACCGGCAAAGAGCGGAAGAACGCGAAGCGAGGGTTAAAGATGGCAAGACCGAAGAAAAACAAGACAAATGATTTGCCGGTTGCCTCTCCTCCTCCGGTGCCTCCTGGGGTAGTGGATAGGGTTTCTGAGCTTCCCTATCCGCTACTCCGGGAACTGCAAGAAATCAGCAACAACACGGGCAGGACGTTTGATTTGACGCGCCCCGTGCATGAGTTGGAGGCAATCTGTAACAAGGCCAACAATCCGCCGGATTCGTGGCGGAGACGTTGGGAATAATTAACCAGCGGGCAGCCCGCAAGGGTCCGCGATCAAAGGGGATTAAGAAGTAATTATGTAATTCGGGTAGCTCGTAAGAGTCCGTGCAAGCTGAAAGCCAGCCGTGAACACGACGCAGCGTTAAGCGTCGAGATGGTTTCCGTTTAACGGGCAGAGCCGTCGAAAAATTTGAAACTAAATTTTTCGGAGGTACTTATGAGTTACGAAATTACCACTGCAATGGTGGAACAGTATTCCGCCAATGTTCAAATTCTGATGCAGCAGAAAGAGAGCCGTCTGCGGCAAGTCGTCCGTGTGGAATCGGGCGTTGTCGGCAAAAACGCTTTCTTTGATCAGCTTAATTCAACCGCAGCAGTCAAGCGCACGTCCCGCCATGCCGACACTCCGCTGGTGTCCACGCCGCATGTCAGACGGCGCGTCTCTCTCGTCGATTATGATTGGGCTGACCTGGTGGACAATATGGACCTCAAAAAAGTCCTGATTGATCCGTCTAGCCTGTACGCGATCAACGCCCGGAACGCGATGAACCGCGCGATGGATGACGAATTGATCACGGCCGCATTTGGGACCGCTTACGGCGGCGTGGATGGTTCCACGTCCTATGCCTTTGACACCTCAAACAATCAGATTGCCAATGCGTCAACCGATATGACCCTGGCAAAACTTCTGAGCGCCAAAGAGATTTTGGACGGCAACGAAGTGGATGAAGAGGGGCGTTTTGTCATCCTGGGAAGCAAGCAGGTATCCGCGCTGCTGAATACAACCGAGGTCAAATCAACCGACTACAACACGGTCAAAGCGTTGGCCGCCGGGCAGCTGGACACCTTCTTGGGGTTCAAATTCATCCGGTCTGAGCGGCTGGAAGTCGGATCGAGCATCCGAAAATGTATCGCGGGGCAGAAAAATAGCCTCCTGCTGGCTATCGGTCTGGATATTGTGACCGACGTAGGACCGCGCCGCGATAAAAACATGGCAACTCAGGTTTATCTCGGAATGTCGATCGGCGCGACCCGCATGGACGAAAAAGGCATTGTCGAAATCGACTGCCTGGAAAGTTAAGGAGGTGAATAACAATGGCTAGTGGAGCGAATTACACCAAATATGCAGCCCCTTCTCCCGCGACATTTATGGGCGCGGAGTGGGGCGGCAAGGTCCGTGCGACGCATGACAGCTACACTTTTGTGAGTGCGGCTAAGGATACCGAAGTCAATGTTGGCGTATTGATGCCGGGCGAAGTCTTTCTGACGGGGTGGGTCATTGGTGCTGATCTCGGAAGCGCGACCACGCTGCAGCTTGGCGACGCGGGCGATGACGACCGCTATTTGGCTGCGACCGTGTTCACTACGGCGGGCCAGTGTACGCAGTGCGCCAAGGCGGAAGGTGTTGGCTACAAAAACACCACCACCAGCCCGATTCCGATCATCCTCAAGACGGGTGTAGAAGAGGCTACCGGCGCGGTCGAGGTGATCATTTTGAAGGCTGCGGCGAATTAACCTTTAACCGGAGCGGGGGCCTCAAAGCTCCCGCTCCATCGGTACGCTGATGGAAAAGGTCACGATCTGCACAAATTGGGACGGTTCCGGTTATTACCCGATTGAATACGTCAACTGGGACCACTGGCTTATTAAGCGCCTATAAGGAGGGAAAAGTGAAAAAAATCATTTTGTCAATTATGGCAACGTTGCTGCTGCTAACCGGCTGCAGTCTCATACAAATAAACAATAGCGAAGCTGTCGTGGTGCAGATAGCCGCGAAGCGCGTGGGGTTTTACGTCGGCCAGAAGAACCCGGAAATTGCGCCCATTGCAAAGGTAATGGCGCAGGGCGTTGTGGACGTGAACAATGATTCGGACATGCTCAAGGCCGCGCTGAATCTTGGCATCGAGGAACTGGTAAAAGTGGTGCCGAACGACCCGCTGCTGGAGTCCGACCTGAAACTGATTGTGTCCACGCTGCAGATCAATGTGCCGGACAGCAAGCTGGACATCGGGCAAATCAAGCCGCTTGTGGCGGCTTTTATTGAAGGCTTGGAAATTGGCGCGGCACATCCCAGGTAGAGCATGGAAACAGCGGCAATCGAAAAAGATAAATACGACCGCATGCACAATGTCCCGGGATATTCGCCGGGTCCTGGCGTGGCTCATGTCAGAACAGCGGAGGGGTATATGCCGCGAGGCTGTTCAGTCATCGACTTTGGGACCGGGACGGGTGACGCAGCACTGGCTTTTCTCTCGCGCGGATTTGACGCCTGGGCGGTCGATATTTCAAAAGAAGGGTTACGGCACGACTTCGGGGAAAAGTTCCTTCAGGGGCCTTTGTGGGCGTTGCCTGATGGCCTTCCGGCGGCGGACTGGGGTTTCTGTTGTGACGTGATGGAACATATCCCGCCGGATAAAGTCGAAGAATCATTGCGGCAAATGGCCGGAAGGGTTGCGAACTGTTTTTTCGCAATCAGCGGCGTCCCGGATTCGTGGGGAAAAAAGATCGGGGAAACGCTTCACTTGACCGTACGGCCTTGTCCGTGGTGGTTTGCCAGGCTGCAAAGTTATTGGGATTGCATCCGACTGGTTGAAGACACGGGAAGCGTGTTCATTTTCGTGGCGCGAGGTGCAAGGCATGACTGACCCTGTTTTGTGGGAATCGAACGGCATTTATGGCCGCGCAGACATTCACCCGATGCCGAAGTGCGCCGGGAACTTCAAGGGCACGGCGGTGGTCTTGGGTTCCGGCCGGTCAATCTGGGATGACTGCGCAAAGATCGACTTTGACAAGGTGGAAGTGATTGCCGTCAATAACATGATCATGCATCACAAGGGAAGGGTTCATCATGGCGTTTCCCTTCATCCAGAAGAGCCGCCGTTATGGAGACAGCTTCGCTGGACAAATCAATGCGAGCCGTCGTATGTGCATACTCATTCACACAGATTGCCGGAAAACAACGACAATTTGCCGCCGCAGGAATTTAAGACACGACATGGCCTTGATTATCTCTGGGTGATTGAAGGCGGGCGTGGGGGATCATCTGGCCTGTTCGCCTGCATGGTGGGGCTGGCGCTGGGTTACGAGCGGATCATCATCGCCGGGATACCACTGGACGGAAACGGGCATTTCTTTGATCCTCCGGGGGCGATCACAAAACAATTTACCGGAACGAATATCAAGATGGAATGGGATAACGCAAATCAAAAATACTTTAACGGGCGGGTGAAATCTCTTTCCGGCAATTCAAGGGAATGGCTGGGCGAGCCGCCGAAAGAATGGGGGTTAAAATGAAAATGAAGAAAATAATGAAAACAGTTATAATTATTATCGTCTGCCTGATTGCATTTCCCGCTTACGGGCAAATCGCTAAAGATAAACCGATTGAGCAATTCACTGAAATTCAAAAAACGAAAGAGCCAGCGTGTAAGGTGCTGCTGACTTCCGCAATATCAAAACAAGTTGCCGATAAAAAGGCGTTCCAGTTGGACGTGAAAGATTGGAAGTTCGTGGATGATGAAGAAACGAAAGAAGTTAGGGGAATCATTCATCATCATTACAGCGGCGACGGAGCTGATACCCTGATAATCATTGACGGGGTTGAGGTCCGGGGGCGAACCGTAAACGGAATAATGACAGTGTGGCCGAAATGAACGCGACAATTGATCACAAATTTTCGCTCGACGTTATCTTTCCGGAGGCGATGGCGTAATGGACCAAAAGACCATCGACAAAGTGCTGCGATGCAGGGCGATCATTGACCGTCATCGCGACTGGCTGAAAGGCAAATTTGACCAGTTTGAGGCCGACGTGGCGACGGAAACGGCAAAACTTGAGAGCAAAGACAAAGGCGATGAGCGGAAGATCGCGGCAATCGCGGAGGCTGTGAAAATACCGGACCATGATCGGTTTATTGATGTTTGCCGGATGCTTGCGGAGCTGAAGGCAGAAGGGTTCGAAGGCGTCGGCGAATATGCGGATTGGGACAATCAGCAATGTCTCGCGGCATACATTGAATATGCGCCGATAGATGGCAAGTGCGACCATTGCGCCGGGATCAAGGGGATGCCGCCCTGTCAGGCGAAGTGGGGCGAAAAGGCCTGCGCTGTTACCCTGGCATATCCGACGCTGGAATGGGTCAAGCGGTATGCGTTTTATTCTACGTTTCGCGCACCGGACCGCGCGACGCGCGATGCTTTATCCGCCTCGACGCTCGTGCGTGAGGCAGTAACTCTATGTCCGCCTGGACATGGCTTCCATGCCGTCGCCGACCGCAAAACCAATGACGCCGATTTGTTTCCGTTCGACCTGCGGTGGGAGGCGCTGCGATAATGCCGACGCTGACGCTGCGGCCCAATTCCGATGTTTCCGTTGCCATGTCCCAATACGGGTCAGGCACGGGCAACTATGGCCGCATCAACGAGTCAACCACAGACGACACGAACGGCGTCAGCACGACAAATGCGCTAGGAGCGGTGGACCTCTACGGCCTGCCCGATCCGTCGCCGTCAGGAACAATCAACAGCGTGACGGTGCATTTCCGTGCGCGGTGGACATACACCGGCGTCATCATTGTGGCTCAATCCTACGGAACCCCACAGGTGCGGATCGGCGGAACAACGTATTCAGGCACACAGCAGGCGTTGACAGTGAGCTTTGCAAGCTATAACCGATCATGGTCCACCAACCCGAATACGTCCAGCGCGTGGACGTGGCAGAACATCAACGACCTGGTTGCCGGGATCCGGCTGAACGCAGGCTTATACGGCGACACCAAAAACTCCACGGTCGGGGAGGCATACTGCTCCCAACTATGGGTCGTCGTCGATTACAACGAGCCGGTCGCGAATAAGCTGCCTGCGCACCTATTTTTTCAAGGAGTTCGGTAAATGCCATTTATTAACACCGCCGTAACAGTAAGTCTCGTATGTTGGGACACAGTCAATAATGTCGGCAAGAAAGGGGACGCCTCGAACATCACGTTGCGCGGAGTGCGCGACGGAACGCTCTTTACGCCGTCTGACCCGTCCATTACACAGGTCGATTCCACCAATCTTCCGGGAGTGTATAAGGCATCGCTGACCGCTTCTGAAAATAATGGCACATTTTTGACGCTCGGCGGCAAGTCCAGCTCAACAGGGTGCGTCATTATTCCGGTATCGTGGAGTAATGAGCTGACCGGCGATGCGTTCGCACGTTTAGGGGCACCAGCCGGCGCGTCTATTGCGGCGGACATCGGGACCAGGCTGGCTACGTCCGGCTACACGGCACCGGCCAATAGCGATATTGCGGCCATTAAAGCAAAGACGGATAACCTGCCCGCAAGCCCCGCTGCCGTAGGTTCGGCCATGACCCTGACCTCTGCTTATGACGCGGCCAAGAGCGCGGCATCGCAAACGTCCGTCAATTCCATTCCCACTAATCCGCTTTTGATCAATGACGTGAGGCTCGACAATCTGGACGCCAGGATTTCCAGCCGCTCGACGCTGACGGCGGGGCAGGTGTGGGCGAATGCCACGCGGACATTATCGAGTTTCGGCACCCTGGCAAATGACACGCGAGATGCTGTTTGGGGCGCGGCAACACGAACACTTACGGCAATATCGGATTCAGCGGGCGTGACAACGTTACTTTCTCGCATTAGCCAGGCGTTGACCTTTACCAATAGCAACGTCAATGTGCATGTCAAGGCCAAGGACAATTTGGATTTTAGTGCTTTAGAGAAAACAAGTTTAAATGCTGCCACGCCAGCCGTCACTGTTTCCGACAAGACTGGCTTCAGTCTTGCTACGGCACCGCCCACGACCGCACAAATAGTCACTGCAATGGAAGGCGCAGGCACAAAAATCACGGCAATAAAAGATGTTACCGACAAACTCGATGACACGCTTGAAGACAACAACAACACTTATCGTTTTACAGAAGATGCTCTTGCAGAGGCTCCTACAGGCGGCAGCGCACCGACAGTATCGGAAATCTGGAGCCACGAGACAAGGACACTTTCCAGCTTTGGAACCCTTGTTGCTGATATTTGGGCTAATGCCACAAGAACACTTACAGCTATTTCTGACAGTTCTGGCGTGACCACCTTGTTGTCACGTATCGGCGCAGCATTGAGCTTTACTTCCGGCAATGTCAATGTCCACGTCAAAGCCAAAGATAATCTTGACTTCGGCGCTCTGGAAAAAGCCTCGCTCAACGCAGCGACGCCGTCCGTCACGGTATCCGATAAAACGGGGTTCAGCCTGGCAACGCCGCCGCCGACGGCCGCACAGATTCGCTCGGAGCTGGATTCGAACAGCGCCAAGCTGGCTAATTTAGATACTGCGGTATCGTCAAGGCTTGCAGCGGATGAGTATAACGACATGGCCGATTCCATAGATCTTATCGTGTCTGGTGTCGCTGATGGCGTGTTATCTGCGATATGGGGGGTTGATATTGACGATCTCGACACAGAAGGCAGCATAGGCCAGCGATTGGCGGCGTATTTTGCGACCACGGCGGAACCCGCACCCGATCTGTCTGTGTCCGCGCTCAAAATATGCAATGACGCATTAACACTATTGGGCAATAGTCCGATCACGTCCTTAGCCGAAAATACCAAAGCGGCGCGTCTGTGCAGCCAGTTTTATGCCTCTGCGGGGGCATCGGTGTTGCGGGCTTATAACTGGAATTGTGCCACGGCGCGGGCTGAGCTTACCGCAGACACAGAGCCGCCGGAATTTGGTTTTGCTATCCGATATGCCTTGCCTGGCGACTGTTTGAGGGTTGTTGCTGTGTCGGGCAACACGCACGAATGGAAAATCGAAAACGGGTATATCTTAACTAATAGTGCCGTTGTTCAGATCATCTACATTAAGCGAATCTCAGCATCGGAAATGGACGTGATGTTATCGGAAGCGGTGGCTGTAAAACTAGCGTCATTGATCGCCTTCCCTCTGACAAATAGCGCGACCGTGGCAAAGGCGATGTTTGATCTCTACAAGGAAAAACTGGCCGACGCTCACACAATGGACGCATTTGAGAACGGAACAGGCGAGCATCTGGCGTCTGACACATGGATTAATGCAAGGGGGCAATAGATGAGGGTATCGCCTGCTTTAACTAATTTTACGGCCGGTGAATGGTCGCCGCAATTACTCGGCCAAATCGACCTGGAAGCATACCCGAACGCTTGCATACTGATGCGTAATTTTATTTGCCGGGTGCATGGCGGCGCCCAGAAGCGACCCGGGACAATCTTTGTTGGAGAGGTTAAAAATTCAGCGCAAAGCGTCCGTCTGATTCCGTTTCAGTATTCTACGGCGCAGGCATATGTCCTCGAAATGGGAGACTCCTATATCCGGTTTTTTAAGGATCGAGGGCAAATCGTCAATGGCGATGATTCCCCATACGAAATCGGGTCATGCTATTTGGAGGCAGATGTTGAGCGCGTTAAGTACGCACAAGACAAGGACCTCATGTATTTATTCAACCAATATTATCCGCCTCAAAAACTGACGCGCTATGATCATGACGACTGGGAAATGATTAACGCGCCGTTTGTCAACGGGCCTTATCTGCCACAAAAACGAGCGATTGAGGTAGGCGCGAATTTACAAACAAATGGCGGGTTTGAAGAGGATACCGGAATTACCTCTATCGGGACGCCGGAATTTCAGGAACGCTCTTCGGTGAGAGTGTACGAGGGGACATATTCCCGGATGCTGGCGGGTTCTGCGGATTCTCAGGGATTTACCCTTCCGGCTTTTACGACCGTCACGTCATCGGCCTATGTGGTCAGGTTCCGCGTTTTCACGCGCGCCGGTAGCCTGACGTTGCAGGTTAAGCAAGGCGATGAATCCGGCACCTATATGATCAATGAAGCCATCGAAGAAATCCCTGAGAATGAATGGTCTGAATTTTCCCGGTATTACACCGAGGCGGCCGGAGGGGCCACGGCGCAGATCGGGTTTTTAAGCGCACCCGAATCTCTGGATGATAATCTATGCCCGAATCCGGGTTTCGAGTCGGCAGTTGAATCCACCTGGTACAAGGTCGGCACGGCGCAGGACTTCTACTCATCCCGGTCAAGCGCACAAAAAAAATCAGGAACCTATTCATATCAGTTCCATGGTGATGGTAGCGGCACCCGCGCAGGCGTCCGGTCGAACCCGTGGATTACAGAGACGGGCAAGGTCTATAAGGTGTCCTTCTGGGTTTATACCTCGCGACTTAATCATGCCGATGACGGAAGTGTGCGTATGTCCATCAGGCGAGGGAACGATGCTGATTACACGCAGGTTGATTATGACAGCGTGCCTGAATGCTCATGGACGCAATACACCTACTATTACAAGGAAACGGCCGGAGGGGCGTCTTGTCATTTAATGTTTGATACCGGTGGGACGGCTTCCCGCTATGTAGATGACATCACCTTCCAGGAAGTAAAAAGCCAGTATTATATTGATAAAGTGGAGGTCTTAAAAGTCGATGCGATCACGATTACCCCTTCGGCTACTACGGGGACAGTAACCTTGACCGCTTCTGAAGACATTTTTCAAGCGGGGCATATCGGGGCGTTTTGGCAACTGACGCACGGGGAAACGACCGGATATGGCATTGTGTCGGGATACACGTCGGCAAAGGTGGTGTCAATCGATGTTATAGAACCGTTTGGTGCGACCACGGCAACGGCGGAATGGAGAGAGGGGGCCTGGTCGGCTGTCAACGGGTGGCCGTCTTGTGGGGCATTTTATGAACAACGTTTAATGGCTGCATCATCATGGAAAGACCAGGATGCGTTATGGGGGTCACGCATGACGCAATATGAAGACTTTACGCCGGGCATTTTGGACACGGACCCCGTTTCCTATAAACTTCAATCCGATGTTATCCGCTGGCTGGCCCCGATGGGCCAGCTTGTGGCCGGGACGGTCAACGCAGAATATCAGGTTGGCTCTCAATCGAGTGATGAACCGATGACGCCAACAAATATTAGGATGCTGCCACGCTCCCGGAAGGGCGCGGCTGCGCTTGACCCAATCAATCTGGGCAGTTCGATTTTATTTGTCCAGCGCCGCGGGGACGCCGAAAATTATGGTAAGCGTTTGCGGGAATTGTCTTACAATTATATCAACGAATCTTTTGACGGAATGGATTTGACGTTGTTCGCGGAACATATCACGGGCACGGGGATCAAGCGAACGGCGTTTATGTCGTCTCCGTATCCGATTCTTTGGGCGGCAACCGCTGACGGCCGGTTAATTGCGATGACATATGAGAGAGAGCAAAAGGTTATCGGCTGGCACTATCATCCGACGGAGGGGGTTGTTGAGGATTTATGCGTCGTCCCGGGCGAAAACCAAGACGACCTGTATCTTTTGGTGGCGCGAGAGGTCAATGGGGATCTTAAAAAATATGTCGAGGTTCTGGCCGACTTCGACTTTGGAGATCCGGAAGACGCTTTCTTCGTTGACTGCGGGCTGTCCTATGACGGAGAACCGACTGATGCGTTGGCGGGACTGGACCACCTGGAAGGCTGTGAAGTTGCGGTTTTGGCTGATGGGAAGGTGCATCCGAACTGCACGGTGTCGGGCGGCGAGATAACTCTGGATTATGAGGCGTCTAAGGTTCATGCGGGGTTGCCGTATGTGTCCGAGTTGGAGCCGTTTGATTTGCAGTCGGCAACAATGGAAGGCGTTGGGCAAGGGAAGGCGAAGCGCATTCACGGCGTGACGCTGTATCTGTATCAGTCCGGCGGCGGTGAGATCGGACAAGATGAGGACGCGACCGAAAGAATTTTCTACAAAGAAGAAGCCGAAGCCGGGGATGAGGCGTTGCCGTTATTTACAGGCCTCAAGGATGACTTCGGGTTTGCGGGGGATTGGGGGCTTCGGGGGCTGGTCTATATCAAACACGATGACCCGTTGCCGTTTACTGTTCTTTCAATATTGCCGCGTTTCAGGGTGGAGGACCGTTAACAATGGATGTTGGGGCCGCAATAGCTTTGTCAAGTGGAGTGCTGGGGGTGGTGGCGATTATTTTTAGGATCTTCCCAAAACGCGCAGAACCCCGTGACTGTGCGATGCATTCGGGCATGGAGGCACAAATACGTGCCATGAACGCATGGCTGCGACGGGTGGAGGATAAGCTGGATAGAGTCATTGAGCGGCGGCAGCATTTTTGAGAATCA